ACAACGACAACGAAGATAGAGAAAATGGACCTGCTGGATTATATGGATTAAATAATAATGAAGGTAGCTGGGCAAATTCAGGTGATGATGGAGATGTAATTATAGAATACATGAATCCAGAAGGAACTTATGTAGTACACCCTGCTTCTAAAAAAGTTGTAGATTTTGTTCCTAACCCACTTAAATCAGGACCAGCATTTGTTGTTGCAAAAAGATTTAGTTTTGATAAATTACAAGGTCAGTTTGACCAAGTTATAGGTTTAATGGCAGCTATGGCAAAGATAAATATTTTATCTGTTATAGCTATGGAAGATGCAGTTTTTACAGAAACAAATATTATTGGCGAAATAGAGTCAGGTAAATATAGAAAAGGTAGACATTCTATAAATTACTTAGCTCCTGGTTCACAAGTAGTAAAACCAGTTACTAATTTGCCATATCAGTTATTTGAATCTGTAGGACGACTCGAAAGACAATTGAGAGTAGTAGCAGGTTATCCAGTTCAGGATGATGCAATATCTCCTAATTCATTTGTAACAGGTAGAGGTTTAGAGGAACTAGAGTCTGGCGTAGGTCAGATGGTTTCTGAATACCATACTATTTTAGAATATGCGTTACAAGATGTAGATGCAAAGCGTCTTGAACTAGATGAAATCTTATTAGGTAACAAACGTAAACCTATGACTGGTACATACAAAGGAGCTTCCTTTGCAGAGTTTTATACTCCAGATAGAGATATTGATAGTAACTATATGACTAAAAGAAAATATGGTGCTATGGCTTCCTTTGATGCACCAAACAAAATAATTACTGGTTTGCAATTGCTACAAGCAGGAATTATAGATAAAGAAACAATGCAACAAGAAATGGACGGACTTGACAATATTGTTCAGATTAATGAAAGAATAACAAAACAAAAAACAGAAGAAATTTTGTTTCAAATGTTATTGCAACAATCTCAACAGGGAGATACTAAAGCTATGATGGCAGTTGTAGAAATATACAATAATCCAAAAAATATTGGTAATACATTAGAAAAATTCTTTTCTGCTGTTGGTGATGAACCTTCAGTTGAAGAACAAGCAATGTTACAACAAGCACAACAAGCACAAGCTGTACAACAAGGTGGTCCTCCTAACTTACAAGCATTACTAGGTGGTGCTTAATGGAAGGTGCAGAATTTGAATTTGCAGAAATTGTAGCAAGAAACTTTCCAGATTACATACCACCGATGGCAGAATATACAGTAGAAGAAAGAATTGTAAATAGTATTACAATCGCTTACATACCTGGTGTAGGAAGATTAGATATGTTAATTATTCCAGATGGAGATGAATTTTATGGGTAGAGGAGTTAAAGGTAAATATAAAGCAGAAAACTTTAAAGGTGAAGCTACAGAATTAGCTAACTTAGAAAATGCTGCAATGATGGCTGGAGAAGATACAAGTATTGTAGAAACAGAAGTAGCACCACAACCTATAGCACCTAATCCAGGAGCTATACAAGACGCTACAAGGTTTACAGATAGACCATTTGAATCACAAGATACTTTGTATCAAGAACCAATGATGACTGGTATGGACCCAGACATGTTGTTGCAAGCAATGTACAGAGTATTGCCAAGTAAAGAAATAGCAGCTTTATTAAGATATAAAACTTAGGAGGTCTAATGGCAGAAATTAGATGGTGGTGGCAACCTCCTTATACAGAAAATTTAGAAGAAGAAGCACAAAAAGAAAGATTTGTGCAAGCTCAACAAATTACAGATGCTTTAGAAGCAAATCCTGGTATAGCAAATAATTTAAAAAATTTAATTACTGAAAATTTTTATTTGCCAAAAGATATATTAATTGGTTCTGCTCTTATGGGTTTAACTACTGAATCACCAGAGTTAGCACCTTTAGTAGAAAGATGGTTAGATGTTGAAAAGACTTGGTGGGATAGAACTAAAAATGCAGGTAAAGGAGCAGTTAGAACTGCATTTGTAGCCTTTGACTCTTTTCAAGATGAGTTGGTAAAAAAACCAATGTTAGCTACACAAAAATATTTAAATGATAGAAAACATAATGATGGTCAAGGATTTGTTACAGCAGCTTCATCATTGTTATTTGATAAAAAAGCACAAAAAGAATGGCAAAAAACAAGACAGATATTAGGACCGTCTGTAGGTAGAGAAGCTATAAAGAAATCTTTAGCTGGAGAAAAAGTAAATTTAGGCGAAGGTTTTTTTGGAAACTCTACTATGGCAGAAAATACAGATATATATAAAGAAATGGTTGGTAGAGGTGCTGACCCAGAAGAAGTTAAAAAAATAGTACAAAGTTATTACGGAGAAGATATAACTAATTCAGAACAAGCTAGAGATGAAGGTTTAACAATTAAGTCTAAACACGGTACTGTAAAACTTACACCTGCAGCAGCTATGTTTGCAAATGTTTTAGAACCAGGTTCTAGGTCATACAATGTAGCAACAGGTATTGTTGACGGTGCTTTTACTTTACTTGCTGACCCAACAATATTAGTTGGTGGTTATTTATCAAAAGCAGGAAAAGTTACTAGGTCATTATCTCAAGGAGATGCTTTAAAAGGTGCTGGTATTATTGATAAAGCTGTAAGAAAAACTGTACATGTACCTTCTGCAATTGAGTATGTAACAAGAACAGCAGGGGGAAGAAAAATTATAAATCAGTTAACTAAAGCTGATGACTATGGAACTATTAAAAGATTACTTGGTAAAAGAGGTAGTAGTGGTGCAGACGCTGTATTACATAGAAATATTAAAAACGCTAAGACAACTAGAGAAACAGAAGATTTAGTAGTAGCTGCTATAGAAGCTGGAGAAATAACAAAGAAATTAAATCCTAACTCTTTAATATTTAGAGGACAGGTGTCATCTAAATTAGGTCGTATGGTTGGTGGAGAACTAGGTGAAGCTGTAGGTTTATCTGGTGCTATTAGACATAATTTAAATAACACTGCTTTAGGTAGAATGTTTGATACATTTCCTGCACCAAAGTTGTATGTTAACGATTTTAATCAATCTTTTTTTGATTTACAAGATTGGATGAGGTATGCAAGAGTTGATGATGCTATTGCAGAACCTGCTTTAGATAGGCTTGCAGATTTAGCACTTACACAAAAAGGTGCAGATACCGTTAGTAAAGCTCAGTCTGTAAGAAACATGAATGATATTTTAGATATTTGGAATGACGTACAAAAACATATAGGTGAAAAATTTGAAAACATTAACTTGCCTAAAGAGTTAGTACAAGGAATTAGAAAATGGATGGCAAGTATTGATGAAACAAGAATGTATTTCACAAATGCACTAGGTGAACTCGAATACTTTCCAGGCAGTAAAATAGAAGATTTACCTTTTGATACTTACTTTTCAGAACAATTAACTGATGATGAAGCTTTAAATATTGTGTCAAGAGTTTTATCTAAATATAAAAAATCAAACAAAGTTGATACAGATGAATTAGATTTTATTTTACAAGATATAAAAGATATAGCTAGTAACACAACTACTCCAGAAGATAGAGCGTTAGTTGAATATATTACTGGTGGATACTACGAAGGTGTAGAACAAGCTGCTTTAAACATTGCAGATGAAATAGGTATACAAACTGGTGGTCGAGTTCCTTATGGTTTTAGAGGTAAGTCTGGTACTGATGTTTCACAAAGAATGAAAGAACTAGGTTTATCTGATATGTCAGATGCAGATAAAGCTGCTGAGTTAAAAAACTTATCTGTAGCTAGACAAGAAGCATTAGAAAGAACAGGCGTAGAAGTATCTAAGTTACCAAGAAAAGTAAGGCAGAAAGCAGAAAGAAATGTACAAGAACTAAATGGTCTAGAAACTAAAACAAGAAATGTTACAGAAAAAATACAATCTTTAAGAACACAGATTGACGAAATAGGTAAACAGTACAAAGCAAACACAGATAATATATCTGCATATAAAAAAGAATTTCCTGAAGCTACAACTAAAGATGCTAGAGCAGCAATACAAGAACAATTAGATGAAGCAGTAAAACCTTATAAAGATGATTTAAGTTCATCTCTTGCAGACAGAACAAGAATT